TTGCTCAACAACTGTATGTGCAAGCAGCCGAAAATGGTATGCCTGTTGATTTGGCAGACGAAGCTGATGTGGCTAGATGGATAAAGCAAGCCGAAGACCGGGCAGAGTCGTTTTTCTTGTTTAGAGCAGCGCAGGGTTTGTTTGTGCCTACGTCAACAACAGCAATTTCGCCTTATGCAGAAGTAATGCTTGAGTACAAAAAGTTAGAACTTAAACACGGTTCTAAAATAGCGGATTCAATGTTTTTGGAAAGATACGGTGAAGACTTGTTTGGGTTAACTGCTCGAATGACGAAACTAAACGATGGTGTCGCTGCGTCTGTAGAATCTGAAGAAGCATTTATGGCGAACCAAGAGCTAGTGCAACAGTTCCCAGAGTTGGGTGCTTGGATAACTGGAAGCATTGGTCCTGCTGATGAAAAGTTTGCGTTTAGTCAAGCGGTTTATCGTCGGCAAACACAAATGGATGTTAGCGAGTTAACTCCTGGTTTGAAACGTCGTGAACGTTTCTCTCCGTTAGAGACTATGGCCGCTACCGATATTAAACTTGGGTGGATAAAATACACTCAACTAAACGATAGAATTAGGTCGTATCAAGCTGAACGAGAAAGCCTTGGTTTAGCGTATAGTTTGAATAGTCAACCTATGGCAGCTACTGCTGTTATGAAAGCTAAAGCTATTGATCGTATTAAAGCGGAGCATCCTGCTTGGGGCGCTGAGTTTGTTTCTGGTCAGACAGAAGATCGGATGGTTAGGGTTGTTGAAGGCTTTATGCACATTTTCAATAACCAAGATATGTATTCTGGTTTGATGGCGAAACCATCGACTGAATTGATTTTGCATTATTTTAAGATCCGTGGCGCTGTTGAACAAGAATTGGTTCGTAGGTTTACTGAGTTAAATGGCAGCTTGAGTCTAGATGCTAATAGCAATTCTGATCTAAAGTTGTTGTGGGAGAACCAAAAAGAATTTATGGGGCAGATGCCAGGGTTTAGTGAAATTTATGACAGGTTTTTTGAGAACGATTCAATTCCAAGAGGAAGTTTTGTTTCTTTAGCAAGGGTTTAATATGGCGACAACAGAATTACAAGCAGTAGATGAAAATGGTGTAGTAATAACTTTTGAGAATCAAGAGGATCTTAATTCGTATTTAGTTGAGCGAGAAGTTCAAAATCGTTTAGCTGCTGAAAGAGGACAATCCCCAACTCTTGGAACGAGAGATCGTCGATTAGTTGATATTAAAGTAACTGATTTAGACATTGATTGGAATTTAACCCAATACGCTGTTATCGCAAAAGGCGAAGCGTGGGATGATTTCTATTTATCTGACTTACAAGGATTAGCTGGTTTACCTCAAATTAGTTTAGACAACCTAGACCCGAACACAATTTTAAACCAGGTTAAGGGAATTGATTGGCAATGGACTAATTACAGTGGTCTTGACCCAAAGGATTTAAATACTAAAAGAGTTGGAGATCTTCAAGGACCAATAATTATTGATCCTATGATTAAAGATTTGCCGTCAATTAAAGGATCGTATTTAGAAAACAATGCTTTAATTGTTGGGCAAAGCCCGTTACCTATTGATGAAGACACTGGTTTTTATGATGCGATGATGATTTGGGCAGAATCTAATCTTGATGAAGCAGAGTTAGCTGATTTTAAAGAAAACTTTGTTCGAGGCGATGATGATTCTGTAACTGTTGCTGAAGCCATTGCCGAAGCTCAAGAGTTAACAGAAGCAACTCAAAAACGTAAAGGCGATTTGCCTGATGTTGCGTATGAGTTTGAAGAAATGGTTGAAGATTTTGTAAGTCTTGAACCTGACGAGTTAGAAGGACTTCCATCAGGTGGTGCTGTAGCGACAATAATTAGAGGCGTTAAAGGTCTTGATTTCGGTAACGAAAACAACTCTGCCATGTTACCAATAAAAATTATAACAGGATTGTTTGATTTAATTGATGGCGGTGGGCTTGAAGATTCAGACCAACAAGAACAAGAAATAGAAGGAGTAGGTCCAACACAACCACGACCCAGGTCAGAATCTCCTTTACGTTTTTCTGATTACGGCACAGGAACTCAAACAATAGAAGAAGACGTTAAAAGGCAAGACGTTATTGACGCTATGATGGATTTGACTGAAACAGAGCAGAAAATACTTGCAGAAAACATTTTCTTAAATATGCCTGGTGTTTATGGATCTTGGGAAGATATTTATAACGATGATGATTCATTAAACATGGACACATTCGTGCCTGCATTTATAAACGCTTTAGGCTTTGCGGAAACAGCAGCAGGTATTGGTCAAAGCGACGAATACATTGAAATGTTTTTAATTGATGATTTAACGCAATTAGAAAAAACCGATATTCGTGACAGGTTCCAGCAAAGGATAGCTGAGTTAATAGCTATTGATAATTCTAAAAATGTTAGTTTGACGGACCCGGCTACTATCGCAAAACAAATTGATAATAAATTTAAGGAAGTAACTGGTCGTGGAGCCACTGACGAAGACGTTCGAGCGTTTACTGAATTGTTTTATGATTTGCAACGTGAAGCAACACCAACAGTTAAAGAACTAAGAGAACGAGGCGAAGTGATGGGGCAGGAAAGATTAGGTACGTTAGATTTGACTGCTAGGGCTGAACAATACGCTGAGGAGCAAGCACCTGTTGAGGCAGGCGCTATGCAAACAGCGAATAAAGCTGGTTTAATTATGCAAGCGTTAGGATTTGGTGGGTAATGGCAGATAAAGCTCTTTATCAGTACAAAGATATTCCGATTGATGAAATTATTACAAGTATGGGAGATCCCTTAGTAAAAGATCTTGACATTGAATGGGCTAAAACTAAGTTTCCTGACATGTTTGCTTCTCCTATGTTTGACGAATTACGGTTGTCTCAATTATCTGATTACACAGGCATATTTGGAACAGACAATCCTTTTATGGCAGAACTTGATGTTTTGCGTCGATATGACGATAACAACACGCAAATGTTTGCTGTTACTTTTGACGACGTTTCTACAGGAAACGCAGCGTTGTTGTTACAAAGAGTTTCTCAAATTGCTGATGATGAGATTGTTGATTTTGCAAAACCCGACACATTTTTTAGTGATCAAAGTGATCAAATAGATCCTTCAGATATTCAAGCCCCAGATGGGATAGAAGTAGAACAAGTTGAGCCAACGTTTAGTGGAGATGTAACAGACGAATTTGACCCTGAAAGCGGATACAAATACACAAGGGCGGCCTTTGCTAACGCAGTTCTTGAAGCTATGGGTGCTGACACTTCAAGAGGCACTATTGAAGCTTTAGTTGCGTGGATGGGTAAAGAAAACACTAAAGCAGGATTTAATCCGTTAGCTACTACGTTAGATTATGGGGAAAATACTTGGTTTAATACTTTTGGAGATCAAGGTCAATACCATGTTCGTAACTTTGCTGATTTTCAAACAGGTGTTGAAGCAACAGTAAGAACGTTGCGTGGAGGCTACTATCCAAAAATAATAGAAGCGTTAATGGATGGCACTGACGCTGACACATTAGGAACTGGTGAACAGTATCGTCAAGAAAGAAACACTTGGGGTGGTGTGCAAGAAGGGCAAGCAGATTACACATTCGATTCTTCTTTATCTTCGCTACAATACATGAACACTACTCTTGGGACACAAAGCCCTGGTTCTAGTTTTACTGACGACCAAGGCGGTTTAGTAACAGACGACATTTCTGCCGAAGACGTATACACATTACTTCAAGAACAATTTGGTGGAGCAGCATACTTCTTTGAAAAAAACAAACAAGACATGCAAATTGGCATATTAGCCGACGGTTCACCAACAAGTTACCGTGACCCAGATGCAGTTGATTTACAAGACATTACTGAATACTTAGTAGAAAACGACATAACAGCTCTTACAAGAGTTTCCGGTCTACTAAAACTAACAGAATGGTGGCAAACAACTGACGTTCAAATGAGAGAGTTCGACATTGCAGTAGCCGACATGAACGACCTTATGCTAGAAGAATACCTAGAACCAACCATTGACGTTCTACGCAAAGAAGCACAATTCTTAGGAATACAATTAGAAGCAAGCGAACTATTTGACTTGGCTTACAGTCTTAAACGTTTTGGTGATAGTGAAGATGCTGAAGCTATACGAATAGCTATGGCAGGACAGTTACGATACCAAGAAACTTTCAGTGAGATATCTTCATTTCAAGCAAACATTGACAAAGTGCAACAAGAAGCGTACAAGTATTATACACCTATGGATGATGAAGCGGCCCAAGAATGGGCAGAGTTACTGTACACAGGTGAAGCAACAGAAACAGAGCTAGATCAATATTTGAAAGCTACAGCAGTTGCCAGGTTTCCAACGCTTGAAAAAATAATTAACGAAATGGGTGTAACCCCTACACAATATTTTTCACCGTACAAATACCAGATAGAACAAATGCTTGGCAGATCCAATATAGACATGTTAGAAGAGTTCCCGGATGTTATTGAATTTATGCCTGACGGTGGGAACGCTAGACCAATGACTCTTTCTGAGGTTCGTGAATTTGTTCGTGGACTTCCAGAATGGCAACAATCTGAAGATGGCAAATCGCAAGCGAGAGCTTTGGCGTTCTCGATAGGTCAAACGTTTGGAGAAGTAGGTTAATGGCAACAATACTTGATGATGAAATTATGCAAGCAGCGCAACAAACAAAAGATGAACGTGATGCTTTACAGATAATTCAAGATCAACTGGCTATGTATGGTTTAGCTGATTTAGCTCCTGAAGCTGTTAGGTATTTGATAGAGGGCGTATCAGCAGACGGCATAATGATTCAGTTGCGTGAAACAGAAACTTTTAAAAAACGTTTTCCTGGTTTAGCGCTTAGAGATGCACAACCTGGCATGATTCAAATAAGCCCAGCACAGTATCTTAAAATAGAACGCCAGTACCGAGACATTATGGCTACCGCAGGGTTGCCACAAGGTTTTTATGACAGCCCTGATGATTTTGCTCAATTTATAGGAAACGATGTTTCTCCTGATGAAGTAGCGCAACGTGTGTCAATGGCATCGTCAGCAGTATCTAATGTTAACCCTTTTCTTAAAGACCAATTAAATGAGTTATACGGGATTGGTGTCGAAAACGACGGGGAACTCATAGCGTATTTTCTTGACCCTGAACGTGCCGTAAGTGTTATTGAGCAAAGGCTACGAATAGAATCCGCTGGCTTATCTGCTTCTGCTATTCAAGCAACAGGGCAAGGCATAGCTGCTCCTGTCGGAAGGCAATTAGTAGCTGACCAAAATGTTCAACAACGTGAAATATCTCAACGTTTAGCTCCAATAGCTGGGTTAACACAAGCAACGTTAAGTGACGAGGGAGTTACAACAACTGAGTTAGCTGCATCATCGTTTGGATTAGATTCAGAAGCTACGGCAAACATTAGAAGATTGCGTCAACGCAGGCAAGCATCAGCAGAACGCAGGTCTGGTGGTTTGATGACTGGTATGGGTGCTGTGGGCTTAGGAAGCGCTCCTGGGCAGTTAGATTCGTAGGTTCTAGACGCAAACCCTAAATTTGCCTATATTTAGTTATGTGATCTGCCCCATTAAGAGGGTGAGCCGTTCACACTAAATTAAACTCCGCTGGCATTCCACCGTTGTTAGCGTGTATGAGAAGGTGAGTGACATAATGGAAACAGAGTCTACTGGAACAGAAGAAGTTTCAAGTACCGAATCCAAACCTAATTGGCGTAGAGAACTCGAAGCGAAAGCTAAGAGGGCTGATGAGCTTGAAGCCCAAGTTCAACAGATGCAACGCAAAGAAGTGTTTCGTGATGCTGGCTTAGATCCATCTAATAAGATGACTGAGTATTTCATGAAAGGCTACGAAGGCGAGCTAAGTGTTGAAGCGATACAGGCTGAGGCTAGTAGCGCAGGTTTATCGAATACGGTAAGCCAGGCGAATACGTCAATGGTAGAGCAACAGGCGCAGTTTGCACAGCAAGTTGAAGCGGAGCGTAGAATCGCTGAAGCTAGTGATGATGCTGGTCCTGTGGCAGATCCTCAATTTGAGAGTTTAATTAGACAAACTAAAAATGCTGATGAATTGCGACAGTTGTGGGAATCTAATGGCGGTACTTTTAACGCAATGACGTAAGGTAGGCTCCAAAATTTAATTGGAGAATAGCCTAATGGCACAAACACAAATGAGTTCGCTGAACTCCGCTGGTAATGCAGCGTTTGAACAGCTCGCTTACTTTGCGTTGCGATCACAACCTCTTTTTGAGATGGTTTGCGATGTGAAAACCACAAACCAATCGCACGCTGGAGCAAGCGTTAAGTTCACAAAGTACAGCGATTTATCACAATCCACTTCAGCAATTTCCGAAACCGCTGACATTGACCCTGCAACATTGGGTGATGCACAGGTTACGGTAACTCTTGCTGAGTACGGTAATTCAGTAAAAACCACCGCTAAAGCACGTGGAACCAGCTTCTTGAACATAGATGCTGATGCTGCGAACATTATCGGTTACAACATGGGTGACAGCCTTGATAAGATTGTTCACGACATCGTAACTGAAGGCAGCAACGTTCTATATGGTGGCGATGCTACAGCTACAGGAGAACTAGCAGCAGGTGACGTTATCACCGCTGATCTTATCCGACAGTGTGTAGCTAACCTACGAGCTGCTTCTGCGCCTGCATTTAATGGCAACGTTTATGTTGGATTTATCCACCCTGACGTTTCCTACGATCTGCGTAAAGCTACAACCGTAACTGACGTTATCCAACACCAAATCCGTCAAGATGGAAATGCTGTCCGCACAGGTAGCATCGGTACATTTGGTGGAGTTGACTTCATTGAAACACCAAGAATCACGCTAACCGCTGACGCTGGTGCTTCTAATGTTGATGAATACAAAACTGTAATAGTTGGTAAACAAGCTCTAGCAAAAGCGCACAGTGCTGCTGCTGGTTTCGGTGCTGACCCAAGCATCGTATTCGGTCCTGTAGTGGATAGCTTACGCCGATTCAACACAGTTGGTTGGTATCACCTTGTAGGATACGGAAGATTCCGTGAGGAATGTATCCGAAGGATTGAAACATCATCCTCAATAGGAACTAACTAATAGTACCTAACGATAGTAGGGTAGGCTGACTTTACTGGGAGGTTAGCCTACCCTCTATCTTTTTTTATTTGATTAGATTATTATTGGACATCATGGAAGAAGAACAAGTACACGTAGTTATAGCACCTGAAACTATTAAGGCGAAGGTTGTGACAGACGAGGAGAACGCTGATGGCTAGTGGTCTTTATGGAATAACGTTTCTTAACGCTTTGAAGAATACTTTGGCGTTGGATTTAGATAGTGACACGATTAAAATTATGTTGGTTACGTCATCGTACACTCCTGATTTTGGGGCGCATGACTTTAAAGGTGATGTATCTAACGAAGTTTCTGGAACTAACTATACTGC